TGAGCGGTTAACAGTGACTCCAAAGGATTTTGATAGTCGTTAATAGATTATATTATATATTTGTAAATACTATATTTTTAGGCCCCTATGCGGAAACAAAACATTTATTATGTCATATCTAATTGTTATTCTCTTATCTTTGTTCGTCTGTTTTCTTGTAGTCAAACTATTTAGATTTGTTCTAAGTTTTTGTCTAATACTACTTTCGCTATTAGCAATAGGTCTTATCACTATTCCTTGGAACATGGAACTAGGAATACAAATAGCAACTATATGTTTTTCTTTGCTACTTGTAACTATCTTAGTGACTATGTTTGCCGGTGTAGTATCGGTTTTAATTGTAAGCCCTTTGATTTTCCTGTGGATTAGTATTAAAAGTATATTTATCAAGTAATTCAATATTTATTATCAGTAATATTTAACAACATGAAAGATTTTAATATCGCAAAGTATTTACGAGAGAATTATCTCGGTTCTCATGGTCTTCTTGGTAAGTACGTAGACCTCCACGCTTTAAAAGAAGAAGAGGTTGGAAACAATAAGCCTGTAGATGAAGTACCTTATGTAGGTGCAGATACTAAATTAGACGGGTTTGGTGACGAGTTTGACCAAGTTCAACCTGTATCAGAAAATGAAAATGATATTGTAACTATCGAACTTGATATGGCTTGGGATAACATGGATCCAGAAGAAGATGCAGCTGCACAAGCCGCATTTGATCAATACGGTATAGAAGTACAAGAAATAAATGGCAATCCTGGAACATTCGAAGTTACTGGTAGAAAAGAAGACATTCTTGCCTATCTTACAAGCAAGTTCTACGATATGGAAGAAGAAGATATTGCTTACTACTATCCTGAACTTCTTGATAGTGAACTAGAAGAGCTTGAAAAACCTGAGAACATCTATGCAAATGATCAAGAACAAGTTGATGATACTAGGATGATGGATCTTGGTGGAGATCAAATTGAGCAAGGTATTATATCTTTGCTTGACGATGGATTCGAACCAGAAGATATATTAGACGCATGTAAAATGTTTATAAACGCTCACGTTAATGCAGCAATGCAAGGTAAAAAATTCTAACTATGTCATTTAATTTTAAGTCTTATACATCAAACAATCCACTCTTACAAGAAATAGAAGAGGAAGTAACAGTTAGTTCATCCGGGGTTGAAATGGAAGATATTAGTGAAGATATAGATATCTGGCAAATGGCCGGAGATCATCTAGAAGCCTTTAGAAATGAATTAGCTAGTGCTCATGCAATGGCAAGTCAAAGTGGACAAAGGGAATGGGTAAGCGCTCTTAATAAAATTGCTTTACGATTAGATGCTCTTGAAGGTGCGATGGCAGAAGCTAATGCTAAACTAGGAGTTCTCCCTACAAAATAACTCTTGCAAAAACCCATGCATAAATTAGCCTCAACTTAATTGTTGGGGCTTTTTTATTGTACATCCTTTCTATAAAACCTGCCTTGAATATTATCGTTATACGAATCTATATGTAAAACTTTATAGTGCATCTGCCAATAAACTTCATAGTAGGTTAGTTGCTTCTTAGAGAAACACAACTGTAAGATCTCTCTAGTGAATATATCATCACCTAATTCCTTTCTTTCTAGATTCAAAAGCTTATTACTTCCATGGTAAGATAGCCAATCAGACTCTTTAACTATCTTCTTCTTGCGTGGTACGCGCCCAGGTTTGTCCCATTCCGCGATCTCTTTCTTGGTTAATGCTTTATTGGTATTATTAAAAAGAACCTTTCTACCTATGTAGAATTTGCTCGTGGCAACATTGGTTATCTTATAGATAAAGCCTACAGCACCTTCAGGAAAATCTTCTATTAAATTAAACTCTCTAGTGACTCCTAGAGGATCAAAATATAACCATTTATTCATACTTTATTTTTAACTATCCCATCTTACTATAAAAGCCATGTCCGTATTAGGTGGCATTCTATATGGTCTAGACAGTTTTCCTACCACTAATAATTCATTTGCATCATTATACAAACCTACAGTTGTTGAGTATGGATCAAAGTCTGAACCTGTGATTGCATTTATGTAGTCGCCATTTGATCCAGATATTATAGCACTTGGGTTCAGCGTATAGTTAAAATCATTTTCATTAACTAAACATCTTACTTCATTTTGATATATCGTTAACTGTGCAGTTAAATCTAATCGAGTATCATAAGCATTATCAAACATTAATGTACCAAACTCAGGAGCTTGAGAAGTTATAACTGCCATTCCTTGTGCATAAAATAAATTCCCTACTTTTTGGTTTACCACCGTACCAGAATTTACTTCTACTAAGTTACCATTACCATCATCTATAATTTGCCAATCTCTTACTGTTATACCATCAACAGTAGAGCCAGACATATAAAAACTCTTTCTAGCAATCTGTTGTCCATAAACAGATCTAGGTATGCTTACAATCCAAATTGAAGCATTTGATGCTGTAGGGAAAAATCTATAATCTTCATCAAATGTTCCTGATGCGGCAGTTGATTGAAGCCAGTTATCTGCATAAGATGCAGTAGTAGGAATAGATCCTGATATATAGTTAGAGTAATAAAGTTGTTGTGCTGATCTATAATTTAAAAAAGAAGCTGTGTCTGCTGCAGGTATTTTATAAAATGATGATGTATTGTTTAATCCTCTTTTATATGTGATTCCTGTATCAGACCATAATGGAGCTGGACTTACTGTATTATAACTAGCAAAATATTTTACTTGTATAGGTACAGAAGTTACATCTGAGGTCTTCAGTGTATTTGATGATCTGCTCATTAATTATTTATTACCAATCTAATTTAACTCTAACTAAAGCTTCCTTAGTAAAATCTTTTGTAAGAGGTTTAGACATTTTAGCTACGGCTAACAACTCGTTATTATCATTATATAAACCAACAGTAGTTGGGAAGGTTTGAGGACTATTGATGAAGTTTGAATAAATCAATGTTCCTGAACCAGTGATAAATGATGGATTGGTTGTATAGTTATAATCTTGGTTTTTAATTCTTACAAACACATAATCAGAAGAGATAGTCTCTTGAGAGTTTAGTTGGAAGTAGCTTCCATTAACTATTGTGTTTACAATACCAGTCATGTTTAAAGAAGCTGCTTGTGCTGTTGCAGAAGTAGACAGGCTCAATCCTATACCTCCACCTGCAGCATTTATGCTAAGAGCCAGAGGGTTTAATAAGAATAGTCCAATATCTGGTAAAAACAATCCATAGCTTCCGGATATGGAGAATCCTCTTTGAGCAGCACCAGAGATCAAAGGAGCCGTAGCAGCACTGCCATTAGAACCTGATACTATATAATAAACTCTACCTCCATCTACATAGTTTACTGTAGTAACATCATTAGAGTTGTCGGTTAATTTAATCAATCCACCAGATCCAGACAAATGTAAATTCCACGTTCCTGGGAATAGGGTCTCTTTATATCTATTTCTATCTACAGGGAGGGCGATTAAGTCAATAGATGCAGTATTTCCAGTACCAAAGTTAACAGCAGATTCTGCATCTCCGTATACTAAATTTCTATATTGACCAAAAGTAATTCTTGTAGGAGTGTTTTGTAAAACAAGCGGGTTTATAGGTGCTGATCCTGAACCTAATGAATTTCCATAAGCAATAGAGAACTGTATGGATGCAGTAGTTGTAGTTATAGGAGCATTATAAACATCTATGTAATAACTGCCTGTGTTTGCAGCAGATGCTGTATAAAATGAAGATAGTACTGTTACATTATTACTCCACGCTGGCGCTGTAACTGAGTCTGAAGATACTACAAAATCTGTTGGATCTAATCTAGTAAATGACATATATTAATTAGTTTACTTTTGTTATTGTTACAGGAATAGAGATTCTAGCACCAGAGTCACGGCCAGTTACTACTAATGTAGTATACAATGCTGTATTAGAGCCAAACAGAGTATTAACAGTAGTAGCAGTTATATTGATAGTAGTTCCAATAACTGTCTTACTTACATTAGTTCCTATAGTTGTTGTGCTATTTAAGCTAGTTGCTTCTGGTGTATTAATACCTACACCGTTAAAAGATGACATAGTTCTAACATCGCCGATTGTAGCTGTATAACCAGATTGCTCAAATGTTGAAGTAGCTCCAAGGTAGTTGAGTGTCTGTGGAGTGATTGCCAAAGAAGCGCCTTGCTTTAAAGTGATGGAAGTATATCCAAGATCAAGAACAGGGATTTTAGCTGTACCTCTTGGAAGAGTAATCAACTTATATCTCATAATCTCTGTATCATTAGGATACGCTTGTAAAATTGGCATAGCTTCAATTGCTTCACCATAGAATGCAGACCCGGAAGGGTGGTTTGGATTGTATAAAGTGTAATCAATCTCATCATCCGCTAAACTAAATTGGGTGATTTGAAAGCTACCATTATTACGAGCTAAGAGTTCACGACCCTTTTTAGTAAGGATGGCATCTACTACTACAGAGGTACTACTTAAATATGACATACAAAAATGGCTTTTAAATAAATATATTCGATTTGACTTTTTATTGTATTAAGTTTTGCTGTTTTAAAGCTTTTATAACATTTCCTGAATTATCACGTACTATAGGATCTATGTATTGAGGGTAAAGTAACCCGTTTTCTACTATACTTTGATCTTTAGGATTGTATCTTAACATAACATTTGTTTCATCTGGCACATGTTTCCATACAACATATCTACAC